ATACCCCACCGGGTTTGACGCGTTTTTTTATTTCTTTGAGTGTATCCGAAAATAATGCACGAGACTGAAAAATATAATGAAGTGCGAAATTGTAACACACGACATCATACTTTCTATTAGGACACACGCGAATATCTCCATGGTAGAAGTTTACATGCATTTTCATATTTTTAGCCCGTGTTCGCGCCTCGTTTAACGCTTCTAAACTTGGTTCGCACATACTTATATTCGCACGCACCTTGGACCATTTTTGAAGATCACCACCGAACCCACATCCCACGTCGAGAATACTATCACCTTCTCGGGTCACACTTTCAATCAGTGACCTCTTCTCATCGTTATGTAACCGGCGTAATTCTTCCATGATACTATTAGTAACACAAACTTTAACTTAAGTCGTATAGCTTAAAGTTTATAGTTCTATATAAAATACAATGTCTTTGGAACAAGATTATACTACAGTACCCGGTCAACTGTACGCATGCCTCTCTGTAGTCGGCCCCGAGGCTCCCCAGAAGAATGATAAGTTCGGGATTAAGATCAGAGGTGCATTTGCCACACGTGATGAAGCCGCGAGTCATGCTAAGCGACTTCAGAAAGAAGATGCGACTTTCGACATTTACGTCGTGGACCTGTACAAGTGGCTTCTCATTCCACCCGACCCGTCCAAGATCGAAGATGCGCATTACACCAACGAAAAACTGGAAGAGTTGATGTCCGGGTACAAGGAAAACCAGGCTATGGCTGCACAGATGTTCTCCGAGCGTAAGCGTGACATGTCAGCTGTTAAGGCTGGTCCCGATGGTAAGGAGGTGTACTTCAAAGCTGGAGATGAAAACTCACAGTATTACAACAAACCTGATGAAGCTCCGATCAGTCACCCGGGTGAGATCATCGAACGACTGAAACGTGAGAAGCCTGATGCACCCATGGAAGAATTGGTAAAGGAAGCTGATGCAATTGTGGCAGTTGAAATTGAGGAGCGACGCAAACAGAGGGAAGCTGCACTTACTATTGTAGAAGGTGATGAAGAAGAAGAAAAAGTTGTTGAAGAAAATAAAGAAGAGACTGAATAAAAAATAAAAATAAAAAAAAGAATCGTCGACACAAAAAAAATTATTGTATCGAAGTACTCGGAGTAGTATAAATAAAAAATAAAAAAAATTCGTCGAGGTTGTATAAATTTAAAAATAAATAAAACTGCATTTCATATTATTAAAATATCTCCCTTTAATAATACGATGAATGTCGACTATATATCCGTGTATAAAAAGGCGTCACATAATCTACCCATTACAGATATAGTTGATTTAGATGATGAAACACGTGTAGCGTCTGAAATAATTAATGAGGGGGTTATCCGCCCAGTAATTACCAGTAGAGTAATTGTCGATTCTACAGAACCTGTAAATGAGTATGCACCATTCTCACCCATGGCGAAGGATAACTGGTTGCATAGTTTTTCCCATAAAGAAGCCTAGTATAAACGCTACAAATATAACAATATACGCAACTTTATCTAGGGATGATAATATATCATTCGTTTTAAATGGTTCGCTCACATGGGGTGGAGGGGGCATGTATTGCGGGGGAGGGTGGTAGTAATACTGGGGGTCTTCGTCTGGCTGCTGTAGATGATTTTGTATGGGTTCACTGTCATCACGCTCGTTTTCATTGTCAGATACTTGTGCGTTATATTCAATAGGATTTCCAAGTTCTGTTTCCATATATGTACTATTCAGTTTATCTTTTAAGCTTCAATTTCCTCATCGCTTTCTTCATCTTCATCCGTATCGTCAACTACGAAACCTTTTAAATTCCCATCTTCATCTTCATCGCTATCATCACATTCATCTTCCGACTCCGTCTCACATAGGTCGTCGTCAGATACTTCATATTCAGTGTCATGTTCATCGTCCCCGAAATCATCTTCGACGTTGGTTTCAGTAGGTTTCATACGCTCGGGCGCTCTCGAAACCCTAGTCGAACGTCTAACGACTGGTTGTTTGGTCATTATAGGTTGAAAGTGCGCGTTTCTTTTAAATGTATTTAGGATTGAATTCAATTTGTTGATTAAGCGCCTCTTTCATTAGTAGTTGTTCAAATTCATACCCTAAACGGTACGAAATCCCCCCGAGTTCGTTCATCACGTCAACATCCATCGGTGACATGTAAAGAGGTATATCATTCAACATTTTTAACGCCTTTTCGAGGTATATTTGCGAAAACTTGACATCTGTCCTGTATTCTTTCGCTATTTGAATCAATGCCAGGAATGCTCGATACGTTCTTTCATCTACACCAGAATATACATGGGTTTCCTTGATGATACTATCTACAGTAGTTAAAGACGTATCCAACCGCGTGATCTTTGATAAGATATACGCGAATGCGCCGATCAATAGAATGAACATCATCTTATAATAGTCTAATGATTTTATCTGATAAATTATGTTCGCGTAGTTTACACGGACACGTTTGTAAAATTCGTTTTTTGTTTATTTTAAATTGAATATTCACATTTTTACAGTCGTTACACGTTAAATCCGTGTTCAACATTTGAATATTTTTAGTTTTTTTAGTAATACTGGCGACACGTACGGTCGTATCCTTAACCATGTGACGATTTATAAACGATTGTAGTAAATTACTCAGTTCCACGGAATCAACCTTCTTCTCTTCTGGACACGGGCTACATATATTCTGAGGTGATGAAAACATCGGGGGTGTATACCCCTTGGGATACAATTGTTCGAAAATCTTACTCGGGAGTGTATGTTTTCTACCGTAAAAATCTTTGCAGAACCCGTATCGCCGCCCTTTCATCGTTTCGCATGTACAGAAACACTTTTGTATGATCACGTGTCCGTCTATCCGGAACCATACATGGTTAGAACCATGGTCCCGTTGAAGATTTTCACAATATTTGGATGTCGTCGACACGAGGTATGATTGCTTATCGCTAAATATCTTCGTAACTTCTGCACGCCCCTGTCCATCCATGTTTTTTTGAATAAAAAGTTCTATGTTTCGAACGACCGCTTCATTTTGTAAAACATTCTTAGTTTCTTTCAAAGTGAACGAGCCTTCGTCGCGTGTAGAGCCTTCGACGATCACAACATCCGTACGCTCCGTTCGAAGTGTCGCCATGTGCATGATTTCGACACTTGGCTCCCGATCAAAAATACGGGAAAGTTTGCCATTTTCGTGTGTATAATTGAGTACCGGTCTATATTCTCCTTGGTATTCACCCTTTACATATTTATGTGCCCACGGCATTCTAAATCCACTCCCCTTTACGTTACGCTTACCGCCACCGTATACCGCCGTGTCGACAATATCATTCCACGGTTTTCCGGGAAAGAGTAGTGAAAGTGATGATACGATATGTGAATGTAACGCCATCGCGGAACCGTGGTCAACTATAAACCCGGGCCAGTTCATGTGAATTCCATATTTGATTGTATCGCCATGCGGTTTTGGTTCTGCAACGGAAATGAGAACATCTTCCCCTCCAAAATGGGTCACGCGATCGCATATTGTTTGTACGTATTCTTCTAACCGTTCGAACGGTATATCTTCGTCATCTTTATAATCTAAATCGACGAAAAAGTTATACGTATCCGTTTTTTGTTCAACGACACACACCTTTTCCCCCGACTTCACAGCTTTGATGTATACATCGTAAAATTCGTTCAATCTATCAAATGGCACTGAGAGTTTACCTCCGTCCATGAGCACATGTGATAGATTGGAGCCATTCGAAAACCCTTGTTTCTGACACCATGTTCTAAACATACTTATTTGTATGTAGTGTTATTTTTTTAATACTCTTCTTCGTGCCATATTGACGTTCTACACGATACATCTCTAAACTCCTCTTCACTCGTAGATAATTCCTTTTTCATGACCAGCAGTTCGTAGACAGTTTTATCTTTTATCCCTTCGATATAAGTATCAGCCCGTCCTTCGCTGTACGATTTGTGGTCGATTAGAATATCTTTAATCTGTCTGAGAATATAGTTCTTTGACTTCATTATTTTATAGAAAATGTTTTTCTATTGAGAGAAGTCATGCACGCGTAAAATTCAGGGTTTTCAATCACGTTGTGTATAATTCTTTCCCATCGTCTTCGGGAATTAAATTCAGGTAACGTATCGAAACTCATAAAATCATTTTCGTCGTATGTACGTTTCATGTGTATTTTTTTTGTATACATTTTATATTTTTCATCGTTAAATTTTCGTACAAGTTCGTGTTGTTCAATACTCGAATAATCTACAAAAAATATAAATACCGAATACACGAGATCGACCGTCGGGCTTTCTTTTACATCAAATGTAAACGTTGTATATTCCCCATTTTTTAGTGAAACAACACCACGTGTTTCTTCTTCAAGCTCTCGTAAAGCCGTGCGTATCGGTGTACATATTTCTCGTCGCCGGCAACCTCCGGTCACGAAAATCCATTCTTTAAAACGTTTATCTCTCACTGTCAGAAATCGGGGGGTGTCACCTACAAAGGTGACGGGAATTGCTATAGCTTTATGTTTCTTCATTGCTCATTAGCTTCTACAATCTCCTGATAAGTTTATTCCGAAGAAATGTCCACAGGTGATTTACCTCGGGTAACACGCTTTTCAGCCGGTTTGGATTTGGGTTTGGTGGGTACCACTTCGGGTGCTTGTGTCAGTTCGAGTTCTTCCTCGAGTTCTACCAGTTCTTCGGGTTCTACCGGTGCATATACCATCTGAGGTATTTGCGCCTGCTGTGATTCTTCTTGAACATGGTCAAGGAAAGTTTTGATTTTGGTAATGTCATTTTTCGACTGACGTAATTCGTTATACATGTAAAGAGATGCAGCGACACACACGACCACTGCAGCTAAAACAGCGGTTTCACGATCGAGAGCAAACATTGTGATTAGATAACAGCCATTGTTTTTAAGTAGATACAATTGCACCCATTTTAGATCTTTCATCTTTAGGACACTGGTATCCTGGTTGTGCGAATTGAAGTTCCTGGTAGTGACCATCCTTACATTCTGCGTTCTGAACGGGGATATACTTATTGAGCGTTCCGGATTTAGGATCGTAGGTGATCATAAAAACGAAAAATAGGAGAAAGAGAAGTCCCCACATTTATTATTAGAAGGGAATTAATTGGAGTACATAAGACCAGCCATGCCATTTTCGATGCGGAGGATGTTATAGTTCACACCGTACATGTCAGTGTTGAATGTACCAGCATCAGTTACGAGACGAGCGGAGTCGACACGACTGAAGTTGAGCGTACCCGTGGGCTGAAGCTT